GTTTTGATGGTACAGGAAATATTAATCTTCCTGGCGTTAATACTGCTGGTAATCAAAATACAAGTGGAACAGCAGCAGTTGCTACAACTGTTACTATTACCGATAATGAATCTACAGATGAAGATAATGCTTTAGTTTTCACATCAGGTGGTGATGTTGATGGTGGAAACATTGGTTTAGAATCTGATGGAACTTGTACTTATAATCCTTCTACTGGAAGTATTACAGCTACAGGGTTTATAGGAGCATTAACTGGTAATGCTAGTGGTTCATCTGGATCATGCACAGGCAATGCTGCTACAGCAACAGCTTTACAAACAGCTAGGAATATTGGTGGAGTCTCGTTTGATGGTACTGGCAATATAGATTTACCTGGAGTTAATAGTTCTGGAAACCAAAACACATCAGGAAATGCTGCTGGATTATCAGCAACTTTAGCTGTTGGAAGTGGTGGTACTGGTGCTACAAGTTTAACTGCCAATGGGGTATTAATTGGAAATGGTACATCAGCAGTTTCAGCAGTTGATCTATCTACCAAAGGAAAGATTTTAATAGGAGATGGTTCAGGCAATCCATCTGCACTCGCTGTTGGAAGTAATGACCAAGTTTTAACAGCAGATTCATCAGAAGCTACAGGTGTCAAATGGGCAGCAGCAGGTGGTGGTGGTGGTGGACTTGCAGTTCTTACAGCAGTCAATAATTATAATTCTTCTAGTCCATACGCATCTTATGAATATACAGGATTTAGTTCAAGCTATGATAATTATTATGTTCTTATTCATGGTATTTCACTTGCTGGAGATGGAGATGTAGAGTTTCAATTTTTAGATGATGGAAGTGCTATAACAGGAGGTGGTTATAGAGTAGCATTAAATGGAATAGATAGTAATGGAACAGATAGACAGCTAAGTTCTAATAATGAATCTGATCCAAGAATATTTGATGATTTGAAAGGTAGTGATGCTAATCCTCTTTCAGGTTTTATATATTTTCATAATGGTAGAGGGGGTAGATGGGATAGTGATTCAACAGATTCAGAAGGAGCTGTAAAAGCTCAAATAACATTAAGCATAAATGGTAAAGACCATTCTAATTACCATAGAGCAGTACATGGGGGTGGGCATTATGATGATGCAGGAGCTAATTCAATGAATGGTTTTAAACTAATTTTTGGTGGTGGCGGAGCTCAAAAAGTTTGTCTGACAGTTTATGGAGTTGTAAGGAGTTAATATGGCTAAAGTTTTAATAAGCAATAATAGTGGTGTAACAGAAAGAGATGAAACCAATTCAGAAAAAACTCATAGAGATACTATGGATGCAGCTACTGTTGCAAGAAGATATAAAATCTATAGAACATCAGGTTACTATAATGAGTCCAGCAATCAACAAACAAAGACTACCTATGGAGCTTTAGGCGACCAATTAGATATGCTTTATAGAGATATTGATGCTGGGAAATTAGGTGCAGATGCAAAAACAGGTGAATGGTATTTACATATTAAATCAGTTAAAGACAACAACCCCAAGAGTTAGGAGTAAAAAATGGGATTAGAATCAGGAACATATATAGATAGTCTAAATAGTTCAAACCCAGCAGCAGGTGATGCTGTTAATGAGGGTGATGACCATTTAAGATTAATTAAATCAACAGTAAAAGCGACATTTCCTAATGTAAGTGGAGCTGTAACTGCAACCCATACAGAACTCAATCTTATAGATGGGGTAACAGCTACTACAACAGAATTAAATTACTTAGATATAACAACTTTAGGCACAGCACAGGCATCCAAAGCTGTAACAGCAGATGCTAATGTTGATATTACAGGAGTTAGAAACTTAACTTGTAGTGGTACTATTACTATTGGCTCTAATACAGCAACAACATTACAAGCAGTTTATCCTGTAGGATCAATTTATATTAATGCAGCTTCATCAACAAACCCTGCAACATTATTAGGTTTTGGTACATGGGCAGCTTTTGGAGCTGGTAGAGTTATTGTAGGTTTAGATTCAGGTGATACTGATTTTGATACAGCTCAAGAAACTGGTGGTGCAAAAACACACACATTAACCACATCAGAAATACCTGCCCATACACATAATTCAACCTGGCTAACAGGTGGTTCAGGAGTGTCAGGTGTCAATACAGCAGGTAACTATGATGCAGCTACAAGTGCAACCAGTTCTACTGGCGGTGGTTCAGCACATAATAATGTTCAACCCTATATCGTGGCTTATATGTGGAGACGCACAGCATAATGGCAACATTTCAAGTAGGGCCACCGAAAGGAGTTGTTAAAGATACAAACAATTTAGCAATAGCGCCTGAATTTTATTCTCACGCAAATAATGTAAGATTTGAAGATGGTGCAGCTAAAAAATTTACAGGGCATGATGAAGTATTCACAGCACCATCTGTTGCGCCTTATTTCCTGATCAACTGGACAACAGGAACAAACTCTTACTGGTTTTATGCAGGAACTGCTAAAATTTACAGAACAGATGGATCTACTAATAGTGATTTTACGAGAGCATCAGGTGGGGATTATTCACTTACAGCAACTCAAAATTGGGTAGGTATTATTTATAATGGTCTGGTTATTTTAAATAATGGGGTAGATGATCCACAATGTTTAGCTACAACAGGCGCTAGTAAATTTACTGATCTAACTAACTGGCCAGCAAACACAACTTGCAAATCTATGAGAGCATTTGGTAATTATCTCATAGCTTTAAATGTAACTGAATCATCAACTATATATCCTAATAAAATAAGGTGGGGTGATGCAGCAGAAAATTTTGCATTACCTTCAACATGGACAGCAGCAGCAACTAATGATGCAGGTAGCGCTACAGTAGGAGATGAGGGCGATTTTATAGTAGATGGATTACAATTAGGTAGTGCATTTATTATTTATAAAGAACACTCAACTTGGTTGGCAAACTATATAGGCGGAAATCTTGTATTTAGTTTTAAAAAATTATTTAGTGATTCAGGTGTCTTATCCAGAAATAGTGTAGCAGAATTTAATAATAAACATTTTGTGGTAACACAAGGTGATTTAATAGTACATAATGGAGTTTCAAAAGAATCAGTTGCTACTAATTCAATAAGAAGGGAATTATTCGATAATATAGATTCAACCAATTATGCAAAAACCTTTGTTTATCACAATAAACAGAAATCAGAAATGTGGGTTTGTTATCCACAAGTTGGTTCTACAAATTGCGATAAAGCATTAATTTATAATTATATTAATAATAGTTTTTCTTTTAGAGATTTACCTAATGTGCAACATATAGCAAGTGGGATTGTTAATCCCGGTGCATCATCTGTCGTATGGTCAGGTCAATCACAAAGCTGGATTGCATATAATACTACAGATAACTGGGGAGAAAGGGGTTATAACCCAGCACACATGAGTACACTTATGGCAGGTACTACTGATACAAAATTTTATAGAGCAGATTATGGTGTAACTTTTGCAGGTTCTAACTTTACTATGACTTTAGAGAGAAAAGGATTAGTTTTAGACAATAATGCTAATACTGTTGTAAATGTAAGAAAATTAACCCCTAAAGCAAAAGGTACAGGTTCTGTTAATATATCTATAGGAAGTGCTATGTCGCCTAATGATACTTATACTTATACAGCATCACAAAGTTTTGATCCTAACTCACAGAATAAAGTAGATGCTAGATCAACAGGAAAATATATAGCAGTTAAATTTGAACAAGTAACAGACAAAGAATTTGAACTCAATGGTTATGATTTAGAATATGAGGTATTGGGAGAAAGATAGTGGCACAAGCACCAAGATATAATCCTAATCCTGTACCTGATAACACCGAAGATTTACCTAAATATATATTTGATGAATTACTAAGACTACAAGGATCATTAGAAGAAAACCCAATATCTTATATTGAGGTTAAAAATGCAGCACCTGATAGAATTAAACAAGGTGATATAGTTTATGCTGATGGCTCTAATTGGAATCCTGGAAGTGGCGAAGGAATTTATTTTAGAAACGCAGCAGGGAGTTGGGTGAAGCTGTGAGTATATTTATATCTGGTATTCCATCAGAAAGAGTTGATGAAGTTTGGCATGAATGTAAAGAATATGTCCAAATGGGAAATAACAAAAGTAAAGAAGAAATGACCATAGATGATATTTATGAAAGATTATTAACAGCAGATATGCAGTTATGGGTTGTCTTTGGCAAAGATAGAGAAATATATTCTGTACTAACAACAGAAATAGTTACTTATCCAAGAAA